TCGTCAGTATCAATACTGACTATAATAATGTCTAAAGTATATTGTTGGTTTCCTTGCCTATCAATATAAGGCAATCGTCCGTTAGATTCTATTACTGTTTCGACGTCTTCTAAAAGTTTATCGAGAGCTATTACTGCATCTGTTTCTTTTACGTAGCATCGAATTGTAATATTAAGAAATCTATCTTTATAACCGCCTCCTTGATACTCTCTTGTTTCTGTACCTGCATTTAAATGTATTGCAGGAAAAGTATCAATTTCATCCCAAAACTTTAGGCGAGGATGAACATTATCAAACACATCAGTTAAAAAATTACCGGTTTGATTAATCTTTTTTAGCTCTGTAACAAGTGAATCTAATATAGCGGATCTACGCGTAGTATACGTTCTTTTTGTAACCGCCATTATACTCTCCTAGTATAGAATCTTCCCATCGCATAGTGTGCTGCTATCTCTCGTATAGAGCGATCAATTAACTTTCGAGGGTCTCTATCAGGAGACCCTTGTTGATAACCAGGCTCAAACGTTTGATATGGATTTGTTTGATAAGTATATCCAATACTTGTAAATCCTTGTGCTGTCTTTGCCATATCCGTAACTCGAGCTGAATTAGCAAATCTTCCTGTTCTATACTCAAGAGCAGGATATCTCATATTTTGAGCAACCACTTCCGGCAATCTTTGATTTATAACTCCTATTAAATTCATAGGTACAGATGCTGGATTATTTTTTGTTTTTACATTTCTTGGGGGTACATTAATCTTTTTACCCGGTCTTACAGTTGTTTTTTTAGCAGATGCTCGTTGTGTATTTCTTTTTTTAACTGAGCCTGTTTTATTTCTAGGAGATTCTATTTTAAATGGAGCGTCTGCTTTTGTTCGTCTACCTTTTGCTTTTTTTAATACTTGCTCATTTGCAACATATTTTGCAAGTCTTTCATCAAAAGGCTGGCTTCCCGGGCCAGATCCAAACTTATCTGTGTATTCTTTTGAGCTAAGAACTTGTTGCAGCTCTTCTTCAATTAAAGGTCTTAAATGCTTCCAGTCAGAAGATTCTGCTCCAGGAGCATTTATTGTACTAGGCCCAATAAACCCTTCTATATAAATATCTTGGCCTTGTATTTGATCTAGTTTTCGTAATCGAAACTCTGTTCGATCCAATATATTTTCTATTACCTTTTGAGCTTCTTTTTCGGCTTGGGAAGTCGGCTCTAAATCTCCTAAATTTTCAGCAATTGCACGACCTACAGTTCTGCCTAAGTGTACGAATTGAGTTCTACGATCAAAAGACCTTCCTGCCTTTCCTTTTGTAATGCTGTCTAAAAGAGTTCCTGTCGACTTGCTTTCTAATAAAGTTTTCATGGCCGCTTTAACTTTATAAGATAAATTAGAGGGCTGCAAAATTCTAATGCTATTTCCATGTTGTGAAGCCTTTAAATGTGCTTCTCTAATTCCTTTATTATACTCTTTTACAAAATTTTTAAATATATGTGTAGCTAAAGATGCGGCTTCTTTTCTCAGACGCTGAATATTTACATCATCTGAAGTTTCTAAAACACTTTCTACTGCTTGTGCCCTTGTTACTCTATCGTTTCTCTGGGCCTGTAGTCTTTTTTGTTCTCCGGTTACAAGTGCTCTTCTTCGAATAGCAACATAGTTACTAGAAATAAGATGTGCAATTTCAGCTTCTGTTATAGAAATTAAATGATAGCCTTGGGTATCAGTCCAACTCCTTGCTTTTCTAAGTAGCTTTCTTCCTCTTGCTTCTCCATATGCTTTTTTAAGCATATCCTCTACTACTTTGATCGCCATTAGAAGTTTTTGTACATATCAAGTATTCGTTTGATATGGTCTGGAAAGCCTTTGCCTTCGCCACTGGGTGCATTTTCCATAGTCGCGCCTTGGAGCGTTCTACGACCTTTATGCTCATCTTTATAATAGTAATTAATTAAATCAATTACTGCAATTTGTAGGTCATAAGGAGTTTGTGCATAACCAGCAGTATAAGTTACTTTAACAGCCCCGGGACCTATTGGCCAATACTTATACCCTGCCCCCTGTACATATAAAACACTGTCGGTCGACGTGTCCAAATAAAAATCATCTGTTCCTAGTGCTGTATATGCTGTAGTAACTGTATCTCGAGTTTCTACCGATACAATTGTATTTACAGGACTTTCAGTCAATTGCACAAGATGAGTATTCCACTCAATATTAAAAGTTTCAACTTTATTTGTAGAATGATAGTCTACAATTGAGTTAGCACAGTAAGTTTTTACTATTTGACTTACGGAATCAATTATGCGGCTAATTTTATAATCATCCCGAGGGTTGGTTATTTGCTCCGCATCTTTGAATTGTTGTAAAGTAATTAAATTCGCCATAAGTCAAAGAGTAAAAACTTGGGGAGGCGAACCTCCCCAGTTTACAGTAGCTATTAAGCTACCAGAGTGATTGCTGCGGCCGCAACGTTGTTGGCTGCTACAGTACCAAACAAACGGTCGAAACCGAGTGATTGAGTAGCAACTACCAGACGACGCTGCTGACGTACTTCGTAATCAGTCTCTACATTTACACCACGAAGACGTGGAATTACAAAGTTAGAGGTATTGATTGCGTAAGCAATATTATTGCTAGCTGCTTCGGGATCGAAATTATCAGACATTACTACGGGCGAGCCGTAAACTGAACCGATAGCACCAACCAGCTTGGTTGCCATATCAGAACCGACATCTGTAATATCCGCGAAACCAGGATCTGCAATCAGATCATAGTAACGATCAGAAGATACAACGTAAGTTACGTCTGAAGGTGCCAAGCCATACTTACCGAGCGATGAACGCGCTGCAAGAAGAAGCGTAGAATCAAGCTTATCAGTAGTGGGCGGAGTAGCTGAAGGAGCAACAGTGCCACCTACAGATACACGCTCAGTAGCTGCACCGATCCAGTTGGCTTGAGCATTTGCCATGTCTTTAATACCATTGATACCTACACCGGAATCACCATTCAAAACCATGTTGTCTACTGCACGAGCGTGTGCACGAGCTACGTTCTCGGTCATCATGGGAAGAAGATTTACAAGAATCTCTTCATCAACGTGATTATCAAGGAACGTAGTAGAAATCAGACGGTGTGCTTGCAGGATAATTTGATTTACAGCAAAATTACCTGGAGTCGGATTGGTTTCGTTAGTTACACCAGTACCGTCACCTGCGTTAGCAGAGGAGTCTGCACCAGTATATCGAACATTCTCACCACCAGTCGAGAAGATCGCCTTGGAGGTGTCGCTCTGCAGAGGCAGAACCATGGATTGTGAGTTCATATTGAGCTCACGGAAAAGTTGAGCAAGACGATACTGGAATTGTACCTCTTTCTCAAGAGCCGTACCTACAGTTACTGCCAACAGGTTGTCAGTGTCTGCAACGGAGGTGCCGCTTGGATAAGACATACCTGCCTTTTCCAAAACTTGACGACCATACTTAGTATCCCAGCCCTTATTCGTAAATACACCCAGCATATGACCATACATAAGGTCTTTTGCATGAGCTTCAATACCGTTACCAGAAGAGCGATCAGCGAATACACGCTTAGAGTCACGCATTTTGCTGAGCTCTTCATTCTTCTCTTCAAGATCTTGCTTATGTTGAGCAAGAATCTTTTCCATATCGGCATCCTTTGCAGCCATCTTGGCTTCAAGGTCTGCCATCAAACGATCGGCGCCTGACTCGACACCAACCTTGATAGCTGCTTGTACTTCTTCTTCCTGCTGAGCTTTTTGCTCGGCGTCGAGCTTAGCTTTTTCAGCAGCTTCTTGTGCTGCTTTTTCTTCAGCAGCTTTCGTCTCGGCTTGCTTCATTGCAATAGTAGTAGCAGTTTCCTCTGCCACCTTCTTAGCAAAAGCTTCCAAGTCGATTTCGGGAGTTTTTACTTCTTCCGACATTTTGATCTCCTTGTGAGCGGTAATGCCCGCTTCGTCCGGTGTTTCACTAGCTAACGATGATTTTTCGTCCTTAGCCAGAGACTGACCGGCTAGATCTACACGATTGGTGAAAGTTTTCTTAAAATCATTATACTCTTCTTCTGAGTCAAATGATTTTGCCAGAGAAAAAGTTGCTGCTTGATTGCAAGGTACCGATACTACTGATACTTCAAACAACTCAGCATCCTTAATCTTTAGTCCGTCAGTTTCCGTTATATAATCAGCATCCTTGACTCGGAAACCAACAGAAAAAGCTCCAAGAATGCCTTCTTTGACTAGTTGCGCCACATGATCTGGCGCAGACTTAGAAATTTTTGCCTTTAGCTCAAGCCCACTATCGGTAACTTTAAGACCTGTAGCTCGACCAATAGGTTTATTGTAATCATGGTTAAAAAGAATAATAGGGTTCTTTTCAAAATTTTGGAGTCCACCTTTTGTCCAAGCTTCTGCCATAATAACATCATTTGCACGATCCTCATCATGAGTACTTGCCATACCGCAGATATGAACGCCCCCGTCATCATCTTCGTGAAGGGCTTTAAAGGTAGAAGTAAGATTAAAAATCTTATTCATCTTTCGTCTCTACTTTCTTCTTAGCAGGTTCTTTTTTCGGAGCTTCTTTTTTCGGAGCCGCCGGTGTAGGAGCTGCTTTAGGAGTCTCAATTCTAAGAGACCGAAGACAGGTTTTCCAGTTATAAAAAGACTTTTGAATAGCTCGAGGAGTTACAGGAAAATCTACAATTCCACAGTAGCTTTTATAGTCAATATCTAACGGAAGACCCCATTCCTGAAACTGTTGTGTCAACGTTGCGTTGACATCTTTACGAAGTCTACTTCGTGAAGCCATTTATCTTCTCCTTGTTCTGGTGGTCTACCACCCTCTTCTGGATTCGCTGCGCTTCCTGCTATATTTGCAGGGACTCTCAGGTCATCATAGCCTTCTACAGGCTCGAAGTTTAGTGCTGCTCTTGCTTCATTCGGAGATATAATTCCTGTGTTCACAAGAGCTTGGTAATAAGATGCTTGATCTCGTAATTCTGGTTGAAGAGCAGGAATATTACTCGCCTCTTCAATTATTTCAAATCCGAAAAATCTTTCTAATGCAAAATTAATCTTTCTTACTATTGGTAAAATAGTTTCTAGATAGTACAATCGCATATTTGGTCTCAAATTTGCATTGTTTCCAGAATCAAGAAGAATAGGAGGAATTCCTAATGCTTTTAAAATGATTTTTTCATTTTCTTCAATAGCAGTTTGAAAGTCCAGTTCTTTAAAGTTGACATTTGAAATTTCATCAATTTCAATACCGCCGTCAAGAATTAAAGGTCTGCGTCCCCCTGCATCAGGTCTATATCTTGCCGACCAAGACTGAATCATTCTTTCTTTAATTTTTTCAGAAAGAGTATTTGGAGACTTTAGTACAAGCCCGGGAACTGCCCCGTTCTTAAAGAAATTATCTTGAAAGTCTCTCATTCGTCGCATAAGTACCATAGTAC